AGAGTCACGAAAAGCCTTTTCACTCATTTTGGGGCTTAGGGCACCAACCGCATCGGATAATTTTTTACCCTCAGCATCTGAAAGAGCACCCATACCCTTCAGGGACTGCACCATAGGAAGGAATGTTTGAGCTTTAAAGGTGTCGAGCCTTGCTTCAAAGTTAGCCGCATCAGAGCCAGGAACTGTCGGAAACGCTGAGCGAATTCCTACTGCTTTTGAAAGGCCGGGGCTTTGCTCTATCTCGTTGAGAGAATCAAGCGCGGTGCTGAACGTATCAACTGCACCCTGAGCGGCGGCCTGCCTGTCAGCGCGGGCTATGTCAGCCTTTTGCCTAACATCTGCCTGTTTCTGTTTTAGCTCTTCAAGCTTTAACTGATTGCTTTCTCTGGCTATCTGTCTGTCCAGAGCCTTTTCTTGTAATTCTGCTCTTTGTATTTCTCGGGAAAGAGCAGCATTCTGTGCGCTGATGTTCTGTCCACGTATCTGGATGTCCTGACCTCGAGCTGTTAGTGCTTCTCCAGCCTGATTGCTGCGGATTGTCTCTGCAAGTTTGCCTCGGTCAATTTCACGACCAGCCATCTTGTCCTGAACAGCAAACGCCTTTTCTGGTCCAAGCGCACCGAGAGACATAGTAGTCAGCATGTGTGATAGCTGCTCTGGATTCTGAATACCTGTCTGAATCATCCAGTCAGCATTCGCCCCCACGCGATTTAACCTGTCCTTGTTGTCAGTAATGAATTTACTGTAGGCTTCCGGTCCCTGAGAAAGAGCGACGTTAGCCCTCATGGCTAAATCGCCCATATCGTTGCGTTGCTGCTCATTAAGACCGGAAAACGCCTGTTGTGCCTGTGCAACAAACGCTGGATTTTCCTGGGCAAACTTAAATAGTCCCGATGGATCACCAGAAGCCCATGCATCAGCATGAACCTTATTGAACGCACTAATCGCTTTCTGTTGCTGTTCCTGATTGTAAATCTCAGCAACTCCAGCCAGACCACGTAACGCGGTCAGACCAACGTTATTTGCACCTGAGCGAGCCAGTTCATTGTTTTCTCGGATCAGACCAAGCGTTGCGTTAATGTCGCTTGCCTTTGGCGCATTCTCATTTTGCGTACCGATGCCAGCCAGAAAACCACCAGAATTAATACCCTGTTGCCACGTAGCCATTGATTACCCCTTAAAACAACGAGCCAAGCAGACCAAGACCGCCGCCGATCGCAGCCCCCCACGGAGTTGATGAACCGATTAATTTCGCAAGTCCAGCCCCAGCAATAGCACCAGACGCACCTCCGCCAATAGCAGATTGCATTGCTGATGGTCTGTTGGCATTTGCCGCTGCAAGAGCCGCACTTTGCTGCGAAATCTGACTCATGTTGTTGGCATATGTCTGCCCGGCGTTTGCCTGACCTTGCAGTGCGCCAAGACCAATATTTGCCAGATTCTGGTAGTTGTTCATCTGACCAGATAGCCATTGCTGACCAAGCGTTGGTGCGATTGTTGCTAACTGATTACTGGTTGCGGTGGAACCCAATCCACCTGTTGCTTCCGCTGCAGCCAGACTCTGATAGCGAGCCTGACCTGCAAGGTCTTTATACTGCTGAGAGTTGTAATACTGGTTAAGCGCCTGACCTTGCCCTTCCAGAGACGATAAGTTCTCGAGGCTGCCGACATACTTATCAGCCAGAGGAGTAAACGGCTTCAGGTTGTTCATGATGGTGTTGAACTGCTGATTTTGCAGGTCTGCAGCATACTTCTGAGCTTCTGCTGCATACTTTGCGCTTTTATCAGAGCTGCCACCTTTCCCGCCCTTTTCAGGGCAATAAGGTTCCTCGCCGCGCAGTTTTCTGCCCAGCTTAAATGCATATAACATGGCTATCTCCCGTGATTCAGGAAGTCGATTAGTTCTTCGCGTGTGGCGCTGTAAAACGTCACGTCATCCACGCCTTTGAAGTATTTCTTGATGGTTCCTACACGCTTAAGGCCAATCATTGCGCAGTACATCTGACCGTGTCGGAATTTGCGTGCAGCGAACGATGTTACGCACTGAACGGTGGTGTTAGTCAGAATGTATCGCCAGAACGCCAGCCCGATTTCCTTGCTGAATCCACGAACCTCTGGCAGGTACATGGCGTGGCAATCGAATGTCAGCGGCTGAATCTCCTGATAGTAAACAATGCCGCCAAACTGACCGTGCACGTTAACCTCAAAGTAACGGCATTCAGGCTTGTAGTCGTATCCATCACCGTTGTTGCTCCCGGCAATAATGTCAGGGTGATTTCCGACTGCTTCGATCAAGTCGATGTTTCGCGTTGGTTTGAATGTAATCATCAGTCAATCAGCCCATGTAATCTAAGTGCTGTTTCAAGCGCCAGAATACGCTGCCGCGCCTGCTGCAAACCTGTAGCGAGAGCCGCGACTTCGGATTGTGTGTACGTAGTGCCGACCGTGTATGACTGGTTAGCGTTGAATGAGCCAAGAAGAGGTGTACCTGTGGCTGCAGTCCATCCGGTATTTCTTGCTCCAACAACCTGAATTCCATCAACTGAATATGATGTTTTTACATCCAGCGGTGACGCAAGAGACTGCGATTCGGTTACGGTTTTCGATACGTAATCACTCTTAATGTCAGATACATCGCTTTCTACGCCATCCAGTCTTTGGTCAACAGTGACCAGATGCGCCTGAATATCGATAACCTCATCCAGCAAGTAATCAACATCGCTACGCAGTACGACTATCTTCCCTTCGGCGGTTGTTAACCTGACCTCAAGGAGATTTATCGCTTTTGTGTTTGCGGTGATTCTTGCATCGTGGTCAGCCAGTTCGACATCCTGTTCATCGTTTTTTACTTGGGCATCATAAGCGCCCTGACCAGCCTGATTTGCCTTTCCAGCAATTGCACCGACATCAGCCCCCTGATTAATGACATACAGCAGGTAAGACTGGCTGAAGATATTGCGTGGAAGGATTGATGTGTCGAGCCGCGTAGCTTGGATGATTACCGGCACATTGAGATTCGAATCAGCCATTACTCAATCCTTATCTGAGCGCCAGACAGAGTGACAGGTGACTTCGTGATAACGCGCAATTTGAAGCCGACATTTTTCCTGATGCGCCCTACTCGCTTCCACAAAACACGCTTGTCGTAAACGAACGGTTCATTCTGCTCAATCATCTGCTCACGTCCGTAATTGATGCCGTCAGTGGTTGCCGATAGGAACAGGCGGTCGGCGTACTGCGCAACGCCAGTTGACGATTCAACCTCAAGGTCGAACACTCTGGCGTTATCCGCTTTGAACAGTGGAGTAAACAGCAGGTGTTCCTGTTGCTTGTCGTACTGGCTGCTGATGTCGAATTGCAATTTCCCGGTCACGGACTCCAGCTTATCACCGCACGTTATCTGATTGCCTTCGTAAATGAAGTCGATAGCGCGGTACACATCGTCATACAGGCCCGTTTTCAGCACACACCATTGCGGACCATTGGCGCTTGAAGATGCGTCGTACACGAGAACATGGCGCGGAAGATGGATAATCAGCAGCTCATGCGCATCAAATCGCAGAGACTCCATCACACCATCAGCCAGTTCATTAGCAGTGTAGGAGCGGAGAATTTTCTCAATGCTCGCGCTGGCGATTGGTGATACCTGACCAGAGCCGATGATGTAAACAGACGGCGCACCTGTTGCCGGATTGCTGATGAACGCATACGAATCAGCGAATGGCGTTTTGCAGTAAGTCCCGGCAATGCCTTTCTGCACCATCAGTGATGGCTGTGCGACATACAAAGCAGCACCAACTGTGGTTGCGCCAGTCAGGGAGAAATATTCAATCGTCGATGAACCAAAGCAGACGATGAAGTCTCGCCATGTTCCTATGCCGATGATGCCGTCAGGCTGCGACTCGGCACGATATTGTGCGCTGTAACGGTCAGGATGCGATTCGTCTTCAAGGTCAGTGATGAACCATGAATCAGTTCCGTCTTTTGACCACGCATAACGGCCACGTAAGCGTGTAATGTCGCGAACCGAACCTAACTCATACTGCGTGAATCCGCTGTCTGTAGGCCAGTTTGAGACGGTTTTAACCGTGCCATCATAGCGATACTCAACCAGTTGACCATTAACACCTACAGCCTGAGATGTTCGACCATGCGCCATTGATACGCGACCACTTCCAGCGACGTCACCGACTTCGCTTTCGCCTTTGTAGAGCTTGCCGCCACACACACGATAGACAGCATTCTGCGCCATGTTGTACTCGACGCCGCGCGATACACCGTTCACATCAGAGCGTTTGGCAATGCCCGGGAATGAGCGAAGATATCCGCTGCTGTTCAGGATTTCTTTGGGGGTTGCCAACATATTCACTGGCAGATAGTCGATATAGTCGGCGTTTCGAAAGTCTTTGCCGACACCTTTCATAAGCGGAAGTTGCTGAATCGGCATTTATTCACCTCACGTACTCGGATCATCTTTCTCGATGTAAAACCGATTCCACGTAAACGCGCTTTTGTTACCACTACCGCGAGGCATGTCATTTCTCCGCTCAAGTGGTGGTATTTTGGTTAAAGCGATACAGATTGTCTGATATGCACTGTCAGCAGCGGTAAGGAGAGCGTCTGACGGCTGAATGACGTTATCCATGCACACTTGCACAGCGAGTTTCAAAGCGACGCCATCATTTGCCCATGCAGGGATACCTGAATCATCGTCAGGTAACGGCATGATGCCGTTTTCTGTATCAGCAAACTGATACCCAAGCTCGATACCTTTTGCCTGCCATGCTGCCATCATGTCTTCGAGGTCATTAATGGCATCTTCAATTGCCTGAGGGTCAGCATCTGTCAACGTGGCATTGGAATACAGCCCGGCTTTTCGTAAAGCCTTAAGAACGAGATCACCCTTCGTTTTCGCCATCTTCTTCCGCCTTAGCCACTTTTTGCTTCGTTGCGGTTTCTTCAGGAGTTTTTACCCAGCCTTTTTTCAGGTGAGATTTAACTTCTTCGTCATCAACAATGATGTAATCGACAGCAAACTGACCACAGGTGATCATGTTGCCCGGCTTATAGAGCATTGTTCGTGCCATTGTCTTCTCCCAATAAAAATGGGGCCGAAGCCCCACCTAAATTACTGCCCGGCAATAACGATGCCCGTATATTCAGGAACCAGTACAGAGCAACCGTACAGAGTGGTGAAACGCGCAGTGGTTACGCCTTTGATGTGGTCGAAGGCGTAAGACATGATCAGCGTAGCGCCCTGCTCGGTGGTTGCTGTCATTACCTGTGGACCCTGACCAGTCGGGAACGCCAGTTTGCCGTACATCAGTTCAACAGAACCATCAGCCCAGAACAGGTTAGCCGGTGCGGCATTTTTGTTGAGAATGGTGATTGCTGCGCTACTTGCCGCATTAGCATCAACGTTTGCATATGGACGGCTGGCGACATCCGCGTTGTCAGGCGGCAGAATTTTCGGGGAGATAGTTACTGTCGTTCCGCTAACTGCCAGAACGCGGAATACCTGCGGCTGCCCGGTGGTATCTTTGGTGATCTGGTGTACGGAATTCACCCCTGCGATGGTAAACGCATCGCCAACCTGCAAACCTTCAGCAGATACCGTAATGGTCCCCTGTCGGTTATCCACTGGCATATCGTTAGCATCTTTCGCTTCAACCTTGTGCGCAGGTGCTGCTGCCAGCGTAATGGAAGTTGCTGTACCCTTCGGAACACGACCAGAAATATCGGTCTTGTAGCTATCGAAGGACGCAACCGGAGGGATCTGCGCTTTTTCGTATGCTGTCAGGGTTGCGCCCTGAGCATAGGCACGGTGACCAAGCTCGCCAGCAAGGTCTTTGTAGTTGAAGGGGTTCCAGAAAGAGCGGCGGTTGATACCCTGTGGTACCCCAATCGCCGTCATGGTGGCATCAATACCTGCCGCACAGTTCCACAAATCACGGCCCTGTGAACCAGTGGTTGAGTCAGCCATTGTGATCACGTTAGTAGCACGCTGCGTGACCATGGAAATCAGGTCCGAGTCAATCTGTGCAGCAAGGCGCATACCTGCGGCGCGACCAGCTTCAGTTTTATGTTCCGGGTCACGCATTTCACGCGCATCCAGAGTGTACAGAATGTTTTTCGGCTCCTTGAACACTGAAGGAACAAGGCGCTGAACCAGTGCTGTTGGCGTTTTGCTGCTGAGATCGAGGCCTTCCTCAATGTTCATGTGGTAATGCTGCGGACGATACAGAACATCACCTGCTCGCTGCATTGCTGTATCACCGGGACGGAATTTTTTAGCGTTACGGGAAACTACGCAGGCGGCCTCAAAGCCTTCAACGTAGTTTTCGAACATGATTTCAAGGTCTTTTGCTAATTGGTTAGCCATGCTTAATGCTCCGATAGGTTATTTTTTTGCCTTTTTAGCGGCGAAATACGGCGTCCAGTCACCAGTTTCCAGCGCCTTGGCTTTCAATTTGTCGAGGTTGTTGATTACTGCGCCGTTGCTCCCCTTAACTGTCGGGGTTGTGGCTGCCGTGGTTTTTGCTTTTGGCATGATTCTGGCCTTCGATTCGATACGTTCCAGCAGACGACCAATTGCTACGGGGTTGGTAGCTTCTGCCAGTTGCTTGCGCAGTTCAGCGTTGCGACCGAGTGCCAGAACAACGATTTCCGGCTTCTCTGACTCAAACAGGATCGCGTTTTGTGTCTCGATGGGGATTTCCTCGAGTACGGCCTGCTCAGCTTCCTGATAGCCAGGAACTTTGAGAGCCTTAACACGTTGCTGATATTTGGATAATCGCTCTTGATAGGCAGCCTGAAGCTCCTGCTCCTTCTGCTTGCGAGCCATCTCCTGTTGCTGGTACTTGCCGTTATCCTCTGCCCACTTAGCCATGCGTTGCTGGTAGATTTCTTCATCGAAACCGATGTCCTCATCGTCCAGTTTTGGCATTCGCGGTGGTTGAGTAATTACCGGCTGCTGCTCGACGGGTTTCTGAGACTGGCGCATCAGCTCTTTCAGCTCGCGGTCTTTCTCTTTAATCGTCTTGCGCAGGTGTTTTACCAGTCCATGCTCTGCGCCATCTTCGCTGGTTGGCGAATCCAGCTTTTCGTCACCAAAGTAGAATTCCTGTTCTAATTCGTCGTCATCAGTTTCAGTAGCTTCCTCTGCATCATTGCCGGAGGACTCACTGCCATCTTCTGTTTCGACTTCTTCAGCCAGTTCGACATCATCAGGAATCTGCTCTGACGCGTCGGTTTCGATTTCAACTTCTGGTGTGTTTTCTGCCATCTGGTCCATTTGTTACCCCTGTTTACTCGATGTTCAGCCCATCGGAAGGCAATAGGGTGCCAGGCCTCATAAAGACAGCCATTGCACGTTATGGGTTAATTACTGCTGTGGTTGTTGCTGAGTTGATTTTTGCAGGATGCTGCTGATGTCCATGCGCTGCGCATGGCCCTGTGCCTGACTTTTCAGGACAAGCTCTGCATCAGCACGGGCATTATCTCCTTGCTGTTGCTGGAACTGTCCGAGCAGTTTCAGCGCCTCACGGATATCAGATTTTTGCTGGCTATCGGCAGATGCGAGGATTTTCACAACATTTGCCGCAGCAACCTGAGCATCCGTCTGTGCCTGGAATGCTTTAACCTGAATGGCTGCCTGTTCGTTCTGCGCTTTCTGCAATTCAGCCTGACCAGCAAGAAGCTGACCTTGCGCTGCAACCATAGCCGGATCTGGCTGACTGGCCTGTTGTTGTTTCGCCTGTTCAACCATCTGCTGTTCTTCAGGCGTTCTCGGCTTGATAACGCCAGACAGAAGCAACTGATTGCGGTTGTATTCTTTCAGGTCGTCCATCCCTTCGCCGTCCATATTGTCGAGAATCATCGACGATACAAGGTCGTGCTTCGGCGTTCCTGGTGGGATAAGTGCCAGCATGGAAAGTAACGACTTAACCGTTGCATCACGGCGAGTAGCGAACGACTGACCGACATCGACAGTCACTTCATAGTTACCCTGCGAAAGGTCGTTAAGCGCGATAACCTGCCCTGTCTGACGGTCAACCACTTCACCAGTCATCAGCGCCACGTCATCGCTGCCGTCCTCATTAACGATACGCATCGGCGTATCACTGCCATAGACCTCACGCGCCATAGAAAGCCACACAACGCCAGCGCGGCGCATGGATTTAGCCATGTTGTCCATGTAGATATAGGACTGCGTGTCCATCCGGTTAAAAATGCTATCAACGGTATCGGTGGCGACGTTGCTCGGCATGTTCTCAAGCTGCGACGCACCTGTAATTTGCTGAATAGCCGTTCCGGTGTACTGCAACAGCCCGGCAAGAGCAGGCGGCATTTGTGTCGGAGGTGTCCAGCCAGCAACCTGAGCTTCTGAAATGACTGTTCCGTTTTTGTCCTTCTTGCTGGTCATAGGAAGAACTGCAGGTCTTTTCTTATTCCTCTCTGCCCAGTAATTCATTAATGGCCCTGGAATGAAAT